AGCGTATGAGCACCTTCACCGACCAAGGTATCAGTGTTACCATTAAGAAAGAGAAGCGACAATATGAAGTGATGAGCGAACCTGGTGTTCCTGATCATGAGTGGCGAAGACAGCACACTTACGAGCGGTTCGTTGTTAAGTATGATCCTTACGACTTCGGAAGCATTCGCCTCTATAAGAAGGAAACTGACGGCAGTCTGAGGTTTGAACGAGTAGCAGAACCTTACGTTGTGATACATCGTGCGATACAAGAGCAGACAGAAGGCGAGGCTGCATTCATCAGACAGGAACAGGCAGCAAATACTACTGACCGTATTGAGCGAACAGTTGCAGGACGTGAGATTGAAAAGGCGCACGGCGTAATGCCAGAGCAGCACGGTCTGCGTAGTCCAAAGCCTAAGGGAATGTCAGCAGCTGAACGCAGACAGATTGAACGTCGTACAGGAATCTATAGCAAGTCGCCTGAAGAGTATAAGATTGGAAGGAAGACAAAGCAAGTAAGCCTTGAAGACTGGGCAGAGGTTGAAACGGCTGTGGTTGATATGGCAGCAACGGCAGGAAAACTATAAAGAAACCGATGATAAGTCATTCACTTACGCATCAAAAGTGGGTCACTTATGCACTGAAAGTGATAAGGTAATTATAAGCAGAGAGGCAATGCCTCACTGAACCAAGAACAATTAATAAAAAGAACAACAATATGAAACTAACAAAGAACGAAAAAGGACAGATACAGGAGAGCTTGAAACAATATGTCAGCAAGTATCCAAGTCAGAACAAGGCTGCACAGAGCCTTACAGGAACAAGTAGCGCAACAGTGAGTAGTATCTTGCAGGGCAAGTGGGAGAATATCAGCGACGATATGTGGCGCAACCTTGCATCGCAGCTTGGAACTACTACTGGTACAGACTGGCAAGTCGTTGAGACGAAAGCCTATCAGGAAATGGTGTTCGCTATGAACGATGCTCAAACAGTCAAGAACGTTACGTGGGTAGTTGGTGAAGCAGGCTGCGGAAAGACAACCACAGCTAAGCTGTATGCAAGTGAGCATGGCGAGGTGTTCTATATTCTCTGTTCAGAAGATATGAAGAAGAGCGACTTCATTCGTGAGATAGCACGCCGTATCGGTCAGAAGACAGAAGGTTACAGCATCAGAGAGCTGCTCGATCACATCATTGATGACCTTATTCAGATGAAAGCACCGCTGCTTCTTTTCGATGAAGCCGATAAGTTGCCAGAGCGTGTATTTCACTACTTCATTGACTTGTACAACCGTTTGGAGGATAAGTGTGGTATCGTCTTCTTCTCTACAAGCTATATCAAGCGTCGTATGACAATGGGGTTGCGCTACAACAAGTGTGGATACAACGAAATTCATTCACGTATCGGTCGCAAATTCTTTGAGCTTGAACGTACAGGTGCTCACGATGTCTATGCGGTTTGTATGGCAAATGGCGTAACGGATAAAGCACGTATATCAGAAGTGGTGAGAGATTCAGAAGAATTTGAGTTTGACCTAAGACGTGTGAAGAAGAGTATTCATAGAGTGAAGTTAATGGCTAAAGCCTCTCCCAGCTCCTCCGAAGGGAAGGGAGCTCAAACAGTGGTAAAACAGTGTTTGAGTACCAAACAAAATTCAAACCATAAAGCTAAAGGTGATGAATAGAGCAATGTCAGTAACCGATATGCTGCGCATGAAGAAAGAAACCTATCCTTTTGAAGGAGACTGGGCGGAAGCCTTCGGAGCACCAGAACGAGGCGGTGTATGGTTCATCTGGGGACGAAGCGGAAGCGGTAAGACCAGCTTTACGATGAAGCTCTGCAAAGAGTTGGCAAAGTACGGAAAGATTGCTTATAACTCCTTAGAGGAAGGTTTCTCTCTGACGATGAAGAATGCAATTATGAAAGCAGGTATGCAAGATGTTGCACGGCGGTTTATCCTCATCAGTGAGAGTATGGAAGATCTTGATGCACGCTTAAAGAAGCGTAAAAGTCCAGATATCGTAGTTATTGATAGTTTTCAATACACACAGATGAGCTTTAAGGAGTATCAGAAGTTTAAGACACAGCATCGAGATAAACTTCTTATCTTCATCAGTCAGGCAGAAGGAAACAAGCCGTCAGGTCGTACGGCAGTAAGCGTTATGTTTGATGCAGCATTGAAGATATGGGTCGAGGGCTACAGAGCTATCAGCAAGGGACGATACTTCGGAAACAAGGGCTATTACACGATATGGAAAGAGCGAGCAGATATATACTGGGGCGAAAGTCCTAAGCAAGAATAATATTTAATTAAAAGAATATGAAATATGTAATTTTTGAAGATGATAAAACAGGGTTGAAGCAGCCAGTAGTTTTTGGTGACCACACAGTTCATTCTTCCATTAATGTGGAGCGGTGTCATCCTGTCAGTGGTGGATTCTTTATGATAGGGAAATATGGTACTGTTACTACTTATGGAACAGCAGAGTCGCTTGGTCTCCAGCCACAAGATGGAGATGATGGTCTGTTGTTCTGTGTGTTGCAGAATATGGGTACAATGTTTTTTCTTTAATCGGATTTAGTATGAGCAAGGAACTGCGAATAATAGAGATTACACCAGGGAGACTTAGTCCGGGTGGACGGATGACGGAAGTCATAGAAAGTAAACATTTCAAATGTCCGTACTGTCAAGGTAACGGCTATCACTGGCAGGAGGACAGGTATCAAGAGCCATACAAAAAAGACTGCCCGGTATGTCAAGGTAGCGGTAAACTTGATGCAGTGATAAAAGTTGAGTGGAAAGCTGCGAAAAAGTAAAAGAGTAAAACGATAAAAAGTAAAATAAAGATATGGAAAGAGTAAAAAGCATTGAGCGGCTTCAGAAAGGAAACAAAATAGTGAGAGTACAGGGTGGTAATGTTGAGGTCTTGGAATTTATTTGCCCTCACCCTCACCACGAGAAGTACTCTGTATTCTTAAACCAGAACTGGGACGGCCTGCCGAAATTTTACAATCCACGGCTTGAAAGCGAAAAATGGTATCTGTTTCACGACACACCCGAAGGGTGGGATGAAATAATCGACATGAGAATGGCCCAACTCAGAAAAGAGATAGAGAACATTGAAAACTATCGTAAGAACAAAAAAAGGAAAGAATAAAAAAATCTACATCAGCGGCGCGATAGCGCACTATGACATAATGGGAATAAGTTTTACATCAATTTAATATAAACGATTATGAGCAATTTTTTAGAAGAAATCAAGAAGCGTATCCAAGTGTGGCACGAGGAGCGTGCGGAACGCATCGAGGCGGAGCGCCAGGCACTGCTTGACGCAGAGGCGCGTGAAGCCGTGCAGGTAATGGAGTTTAATGGCGAATTGTTTGTGAGCATGAACGGCGTACCACTGCTTGCGGTATGCGATCTGAACGAGACCCTTCCAGAGGTGGTATCTCACGCAAGGCAAAATTACAAAGATTGGAAAGAGGAAAAGCTATGGGAACGGACAGGAACTACGCAAGGTTTTATACCTTGTTAAAGAAGATGCCTGGTGCTGACAAGGAAACGCTGGTCTATCAGTTCACACAAAACAGAACAGTACACCTTCATCAGATGTCAGCAAAAGAATATGACTCGATGTGCAGGCAGATGGAGGAAGTTACAGGATATGACGAGCAAAGACGCAGGCAGCATGACATCCTACGAAAGGCACGCAGCGCAGTTCTACACCAACTGCAGATATACGGAATAGACACAACAGACTGGAACCGTGTGGATGCCTTTTGTAAAGACCCACGTATAGCAGGAAAAACATTTAGAGCGTTGACAGTGGATGATCTCAATGCTTTGAACACAAAAATAAGAATGATCATCCGAAAACAAAAAACAGAATAATATGGTAAACATTAAGAATTTGAGCAAGGAAGAGCGTGCGAAGCTACTTGCTGAGTTACAGAACGAAGAAAAGCAGAGTCGCATTGAACGCCGTGAGACCTACGAGGGGCTACGTGCTTCCTTTATGAAGGAGGTGAAAGAGAATGTGGTGGAAATCACGAACGTAGTAGGACTCTTTAAAGCGTGGCTTGAGCAGGAAGTTGGGGGCTTCGTTGCCATCATGAAGGAGTACGGCCAGGTGCGCAAGACAGACCAGCGAAGCTACACGATTACTGACGGCGATTTTCGTCTTGAGATTTCAAGTAATAAGGTGAAAGGCTTTGACGAGCGTGCAGACCTTGCTGCAGAGCGTCTAATCGACTATCTCAAGCGTTATATGAAGCAAAGCG